AACAGGGATACATCCTAGTACATTAGGGTTTGAGTATAAAACAAATAAAGGTACTTTTACAGAACGAACCTTATCATTAGCAGCTGAAATTTCATCATCCTTTCGCATAGAGAAAGACATACCAGAAAGGATAAATGGAGACTCGGAAGCAGAGCGAATAAAACTTTCGATGTCAAAGAATAATACTATGGTCCCAGTCAGTTTAGGAACGCATTTTTCAGGTTCCTGGCCAGAGTCCATGTTACTTCCAGGAATAGACATCAAGGTTTTGAGGCCCTTTCTCAAGTCAGATTTTCGACATTTGTCAGAGAAATTCGGAATTTCGGCGGTATCATGGGGCTTTCTTGCGGAATATGTCTGGCCTCGGCCAAGGACTTATTTTGTTAAAAAGGGACGTCAGAAGAGAAGAATCGTCCTAAGAAATGAAGTAGATCCGATCAAGATGACTCCAGTTGAAATTCGAGAGATTGAGGAGGATTCTTGGGAAGTAGTGGAGGAGAATCAGGGAGAACCATGTGACCCAATTCCTTCCTTACAAGCGATGATTCTTAAAAAAGAAAGTGGGGTATGGAATGCCCTTGGAGCAGAAAGGGGTCGCCCATTTGTTACGGCTGCAATGGCAGATATGTTTCCGGAAAAATATCCTGATGCAATTCTTAATATGAATCGAAAGACACAAGTTCCTCCGGAAGATTTTGAGCATATTAAGAAGCATATACCAGCTGCGATAGATCTTCTTTATCACAAAATGGGAATCCATGAGTTTGGAAAGGAACCATGTATCCTTCATTTGGGGTCTTTAGATGGCATGTACCTTGGAGCTAGTAATGGTATAAATTTCGGAAAGTCTTTTGTGATAGATCATCCGGGATTTGATCACAAGATATTTGTTAGTCCAAAAGGTAAAAAAATTAATACATTTCAGTCTGATCTTGATGAGATTCTTAATTTTTTACGGACAGGTGAGAGACCCCCAGTTTACTGGAATGTGACTCCAAAAAATGAGAATTTCTTTAGCTGGTCAAAACAAGCGAGTGATAAGGAATGGGATGCATGGAAGAAGAAGGTTAGGCTGTTTGTAATTCCCTCTAGCATTTTTATATTGGGGGAAAAGATGGTCTCAAATGTTCGACACTTGAAAGAAAGGGGATGGGTAATATCGGTTGGTTACTCACATTCAAGAGGAGGAGTGGATAAGATAGCAAAGATGTTGGGGATTAACTTGAAAAACTGTTTTGCTCCGATAATAGAAGAGGGAGATGCGAAGAATTTCGATCAAACAGT